TCCCATCTCATAAGTGAGAATCCATTTTCCAGAATCTGGCAGTCGCAAAATACAGCTTTCACCGTTTGTAATGCCCTGTAAGCCTTTTGGAAAATCGAATGGGTGACAAGTAAAATTCTGTCAGGTTGAATTGTAAGTTCGGGAGCTGCATTATCGACAACGGCATCCAAGTAAGCTAATGCCTGAAGATTTGTCATTGAATTAAGCTGTAGATTTGTAGTTCCCAAATAGTTCTCGGCAATAGCTGTTCTCCTTGCAGTATCGGCCGTATAAATTACAGCCAGTTGCTGGAAGAACCCATTAATGACATTGAAAAAAGTCACATCAACGCCAGGGGTTATGACTCCACCAGGTGCATTTGCCGCAGCCTGGTCTCCAAACCATGCGTGCCGGAAGATCATTTTTTCAATATCTTTTGTGAGAATCCCCAGTATAAACTCAAAAATCTGCGTTTTGGTAAGATCAAAAACGTTAATACCGCAGTTGATGGCAAGCCTCATGAGAGTGTCCTGAACTTCATCAACGCACATATCAATTATAATTTCCAGGTATTTAGGTTGCCATGTTTTTTCTATCGCTACAAGTTCATAGCAATGAGGCACAGGATTACAGCTTTGAGCTGCTTTACCAACAAGGCCAAACGATCCAGGAATTAGCCCGATTCGCTTGTCGTTTTTTATTCCGGTTACAAGCGTGTGCAAAAGCGACATCGAAGGCGATTGCAAAACAGCCATAACCATTAACTCATTTAACGCCCGCAATTCATCTGCGGTAAAATGAAGGTTGTCCAGGTTGATGGTATTCCCGCAACTTGGACTGGCAACAACGGGTGTGTAAGGTGAAGGCATAATATTTATATTTTAGCGTTAATAATTGGTTTTTTTGCTTTGATAGATTCCCTGACAGCAGCAACATCAATATCGCCAACTTTGTCGGTCGAGAATCTTGTATTTCTGCCTTCCGGCTTCCATGAGTTTTTAAGAGCTGTGAGTTCTGAAACTATCTTATCTGCTTCTGCTTTGCTTTTAGCATAGTCGGCGATAGTATTTTCAGTTTCAGCCTTTGCGGTTTCCATTTCAGTAATTTTAGCTTCAAGTTCGGTGATTTTGTCCTTTGCAGCTTTCAATTCTGATTCTACTTCGGTAATTTCAATTATTTCACCATTTGAAATAACTACTTTCTTACCATCATCGAGAGTGTAAGTGCCATCGGGTGACGCCTTGTCACCAACTGCCGGCTCACCTGTTTCCTTGTTGATTTTAAATTCCTTACCATCTCTGTCTTTAAAAGTCTGATCCAAAGATGGAAGTCGTGAAAAATTAGCTATCTTAGCTATAATAGCGTCTAATTTTTCACCGAAAGTTTTAACCTGTTCCTGATTCATATTTACATTATTTTTATGATTATTAAAATAAGCGAAAGCCTTTATTGGCTCTATAATTTTAGTTGCAAATCCTAAGTTTAACATATCCTCTGCCGACAGCATCGTGTCTTCTTTCATGTATTCAGCCAATTTCTCAACAGGTGATCCTGTTTTTTCTACATAAAAGTTTAATATTTTTTCTTCTTCCTGGGCAAGCATTTCAGCTATTTTTGCCAGGTCATCGGATTCATATTTATCTGCTAAAGTATAAGGCGGAATAAAAGGATTATGAATTAACCCGTCGGCATTTTGCATTATCTCCCGCTCATCGCCTGCGAGAAAAACTATTGTTGCAATAGAATATATTTTTGATTCGCCAATAGTTTTGATTTTTTTACCTGAGGTTGTCAGAAGGTCATATATTCCCCATCCTTCTTGTACATCGCCGCCTCTTGAATTTATACGAACAATTATATCCGTAGCATCTTTGTTTTCATCCAGGAACTCGGCGACTTGTTTTGTAGAAATATTAGTATTTTCACTACCGAAAATTTCCATCATGGGATCACTTTCCCCGATGTCACCAAAAATTTTTAATACTGCTTCCATATAAATTAAAAAATCCGTAACGTAAATTTACGTTACGGACAAATATGTTATTGGAACTTTTCAGTTACCTTTTTTCTTCACACACAGTAATATAACTTGTTACTTTCCCATTTTGGGATATTTTTATTATTCTTTTACCGTCGAGTTTTGTCACTTCCAATATGTCACAAACCTCTGTTTTTGTTATGTTTATTATTGTTCCGGAAGTTTTAACCGTCTCAGTGCATATCCAGCATTGTTCCAGTTCTATGTTTTCTGTTTTCTCACAGGCCACAAAAAATAATAAAAAAATTAATATTTTTTTCATATATTTTTTAAAATTCCATCACCGTGAATTATCATTTTACAATTTACTTTCTCCAATGCAACTTTCAGATTAACAAAATGCCTTTTTATCCGTTCACATAACCTGCTATCCAAATGAGGATGATTCACCATGTCAACCCCGAAAATATGTATTTCTTCCGCTCCGTATTCTCTATATGCTATTTGTGCTGCCACAAAAGGAGAACAAAAAGACTTTTCATATTGCGGAGTATCTAATCGGCAAATATTTTCAGGATACTGTGAATTAAGATTTAACTTCCTGAAATTTTTCTTAATATCCCAGTTTACGATCTGCGAAAAAAAAGCATCCGGCGTGCATTCATTTATGACTTTTAATCTGTCATATTTAAAAACTGTTGCATGGTCAAGACAAACTACAACCTTAGTTTTTACGAATCGCCAAATATCATTCACCCCTATTGACAGATCGTAATCCTCTTTATGAAACAAACTTAGTGAACTGCCAAGTCCTAAAACTGCTATTTTTACCGTTCCCATCCCTGTTCTATTTCTTGAAGTCCTTTCGCACGTCTCAACTTTCGTGTTCCGGCAGTGTGATGTTCGATATATTCACGAGGTTCGCCTGTCCAGTTCCACCCTTTGCCTGATGAATGTCCAAGTCCCGGAAATTCTTTTATTATTTTCGAAGTTAATCCCCTGCGATGAATGTCGTATGCTGCCTTAAAACAAGGTGCCCCATGATGAACGAACCTATGATATTTAAAATATTCCTTAACCTGCAAAAGCATAAAATAAGGATGTAACATATACATAAATCCTTGCTGTAAATGATGAGGTTTTGCTCCATATTCAAACCCATCGAAGCCTGTTTTTTCAAGATATCCAACCCCGTAGGTGTCGTCTTCCATCATTGCAATCATTTTCTCAACTGGTGACTTTAACATAACTATATCACTATCAAAAACAAGTGCATATTTTGTCTTTACATTTCTTAACGCTGCATCCATTCCCCTGCCGTGTCCTATATTACTCCTTGCTAACATCAATGTAGTATGTTCTGAATGCAAACTTTTAACATAACTCCTACATTCATTCCATTCGTCAGACCCATCAACAATAATAATCATCATTTCGGGTTGAAACTTACGGACAGATTCGTAAGCCTTTTGAATCAATTCTTTTGAATTATAGCAAACTGTTATTCCAGTTATCATGTTAGTACCTCCTCGGTTTAAATAAAGGGTATCCTGATTTTCTATGATACATATTGCTTGTAGTTTGTGCAGTATTATTTAATGTTTTATAATAATGCTTGTATTTCTCTGCATCAGAACCGATTAAACTTTGTAATACTACAAAATTAAAATCACTACTACCCATGAACGCAGGTGAATGTCCTGCCCCTATCCCATCCCTACCTGAAAGTCCTTTTATTCCTATTGCCAATGTTCCGTCATGGAATAAATTCACTGTACTTTTATCCACTATGCTAAAAAATGTACAATCAATAAATTTAGCTTTAAAACAACTCGTAAATGTCGATATCATGTCAGGTCTGAAAGCAATCTGAAATAAACTTGCATGTTTTTTATTTTGATTGTCCGCAAAATGTCTGGTTGTGACATTGTAATAAATTGTGTTTGTTTCTCCAATGACTTTATAATCACCCATTCTTTCTATCATACGTTCGAGATAAATAGGTTTATAATAATCGTCGTCTTCAATGATAAAAATTATATCTTTATTTGTCATACATGCAGGCAATCGTGCTAAACCCGCAGCTATATTTCTTGCCTGTGTATTCATGCCGGGTTGCCATGCAGGCTTCGGAAATACTTTGATTATATTCCAGTTTTCTTTAAAGCCCAAATTTATAAATTCAGTTGTCAGTGGAAGACAATCATCTATTATAATCCAAGTTACCTGACCTTTGTAAGTTTGGTTTTTCATCCATTCGGCACAATGTCGTATTTGATTAGGACGTGCGCCGGTAGGAGTAATTAAATAAATCATTTCATAAATATTAGTAAAACTTCATCATATCTGCCTGTTTCTTTGCGCTTGTCGATAGTGTAGAAATCATATCCTAAATTTTCAAACGCCTGTCTTTGGTTGTCATAATCTTGTATGTCTTCAATAATAAGCAAACCTCCGCTTTTGAGTAAAGGATAAATTAAGTTAATAACATAAATCTGATCTTCCAGTTTGTGTGAACCGTCATCAATGACTATATTGGGAATATCTTTGAAATATTCCTTAGTGAGCGTATTTGAATCTTTTATTTCAGTTGTTACTCTTTTACCTGTCTGTATTTCGGTCAGCAAATTCAATGCTTTTGCTTCGTTAATAAAAGGTCTTTCCTCTGTTATGTCAATGGCTCTTATTTTTGCATAAAGAAAATATTTTTCCCATAGTCTTAGGCTTCCCTTGTATTGATACCCTATTTCAAAAATGTTAATTTCATTATCTTTAAATTTTCTGAATAGCATATCATAATAAGGTAAATAATTATGCAAAACCCCTTTATCGGATAAGAAATAATTACCTTCTTTATTTAATTCTGTAAGTGAATTTTTATTGACATAATTTTTTCTATCATAACGTAATGAATAATGCGACTGTGCTTCATTGAAGGCTTGTATATCATTCATTCTTGAGTTATGAA